CCAGTCGGTCCAGTAGCCCCAGTTGGCCCTGTTAGCCCTGTGGTACCAGTTGGTCCAGTAGCCCCAGTCGGTCCAGTAGCCCCAGTTGGCCCTGTTAGCCCTGTAGTGCCAATAGCTCCTATTGGTCCAGTTGGCCCTGTTAGCCCTGTGGTGCCAGTAGCTCCTATCGGTCCAGTTGGCCCTGTAGCCCCAGTTGGCCCTGTTAGCCCTGTGGTGCCAGTAGCTCCTATCGGTCCAGTTGGCCCTGTAGCCCCAGTTGGCCCTGTAGCCCCAGTTGGCCCTGTAGCCCCAGTTGGCCCTGTAGCCCCAGTTGGCCCTGTAGCCCCAGTTGGCCCTGTTAGCCCTGTGGTGCCAGTAGCTCCTATCGGTCCAGTTGGCCCTGTTAGCCCTGTGGTGCCAGTAGCTCCTATCGATCCAGTTGGTCCAGTAGCTCCAGTTGGGCCTGTATCACCAGGAAACCCCTGCGCTCCTGAAACCCCTTGTGCTCCAGTAGGACCAAATAAACCTTGTACCCCAGGAATCCCCTGAGCCCCTGTAGGTCCTGTCAAACCCACAGAACCCACAACCCCAGGTATCCCCTGTGCTCCAGTAGGCCCAGAAGCCCCTATCGGGCCTCTCCTACCAGGAACCCCAGCATCTCCTTTAGGACCAGGAACCCCAGCATCTCCTTTAGGACCAGGAACCCCAGGTAAACCCCTAGGACCTATTGGCCCGGCGTTACCCTTAAGGCCGGGTGGACCAGTAGGACCAGTAGGGCCTCTATAATCAATATCCGCCATTAGAATAAAGATTAGGCCCTAAGCCGAATTACTATTACTTGGCGGCTTCCCCTCGCTGAACTGCAAAGATATCGTAACCATGTGAAATATACGTTACATGACCAGTTGCATCAAATCCGTAGCCAGGTAAAATAGTAACCATTGTACATCTTCCATGTGGGTGCAACTCCGACATGCAGGGGAAATCCTCACCTTTCTTATGGTACCCCGCACTAACCTCACTCAATTTCCAAACCCTAGGAGTAATTTTATCCGGCATCAAATGGATCCTTACACACTCCTCACAAGCTAAACCGTCCTTTATTACTATAAATGCCACAATGGGATCTTTTACTCCAATCATAGTGTTTGTTTTAGTAATGGCATCAACAGTCCCCAAATTTCTCGTTCTTGTCGTTTCAGTAGCAGCTATTCTTTTTACATCTGTACTAATTTTTCTCATTACTTCAGCCAACTCCCCACCTAGAACGACTTGGGGGTCTACTTCTACCCCTTGGTGTTCCGCGTCAGTAATAAACGACTTGACGGCCTGAACCACCTGCGCCTTAGCCTTAGCTTGAGTAGCGTCCAAATAAGCCTCGGCTGTCTGGACTACATTCTCCCGTAAGGCTTCACGTGGCTGCATACGCTCAGCCTGGCACGACGAATCGAACAGCCCTGGTATGGAGAGGTCACTTCGATACCCAACAGGGCTAGAAATCGAGCTAATGACAAGCTGCTTAGGGCCGTAAGACCTTCCCAGTAACCTTAGCTTAGCCCGATTAAACAAAGCGTCAATAGCCGCATGAATAGATTTGATAGCCTGCTTGCCTAAAAAGAACTGCATCTAGGCCTTTGCTTTGGGGGTATGGTGTTCCGCTATTCCTAGAATAACCTTAAGAGCTTCGTCTACATCCTGATTCCAGCCTTTAGTAAAAAACTCAACAGTCTTCTCTTGCTGCGCAATTAGCTTTCTCTTATCAGGAGGCAATTGACTTTCTTTCTTTTGTAATAGTTCGTAAGCCTGGTCAATAGAACGAGCTAAATCAGAGGCCCCTTGAGAACTGGGGCTACTCCCAGACCCTTCTGCCGATGAATCTTGCTGTGACTTCTCCTTTTCTGTTTGTTGGCCATAAGCATTAGCCCCTGAAGGAGGTTGCCCGCCAGCTTGGGTTGGGTCTTCTGAAGTTTGGGGTTGAGAATCTTGGCCCCCCTGAGATTGCCCTTGACTTTGACCTTGCCCACCTTGAGCCTGTTGCTGCTGTTGAGCTTGGGCCTGCTGTTGCATCTGTTGAGCCTGCATTTGCAACTGGTACCATTGGAAAAACATAGGATCTCTACGGTAGGCTAAGGCAGGGTCCTTGGAAGCATTTTCTCTACCACAGAATTTTTCTAGTATTTCACCAACTGTAAAATACTGGTCTAGATAGGACTTGTATATTTGATTGAGAGGTAGAGTGCCTCCCCATTCTTTGCCCACAGCTTTCTTTTCAACACGCTCCAAGACTTCATCAAAAGTCATCCAAATACCCATGTCTTGCTGGGTTCGGACGGCTTCCTTTTCTGCATTATCCGCTTCTAGCCCTACGAAATTAACCCGGCATTTATCTGCAAGATTTGGGGCTATTAGTGGGAAAAGGTGACTATTAACGAAATCTTCAAACCCCGAAAGTAAAGGCCTAATACCAACATCACGCGCTGCCTGTAATTTATACTCGTTGTTGCTATTATGCGTCACAACTCCATCAACAGTAAAAGCATGCACGTCATCGTACATTTCAACGTCGTACATTTCAACCGTTTTACCTAAATCACGGATAGAAGCAATGGGCTCCATATAATAATCATAGAACCAAGAAGGAGGACTTACCCCACAAGAATCCATTATCCTGCCAAGGAACTGATAAGAACCTTTCTTCCCCTTAAGGAGACAAACAACAGAGTCTCTTACCCCTTTAGACAAATTTTTAAAACCGACAGTTCCTAAACACGGCCTCAAACATTTCTCCACTATCGGAAGAGGAGGGGCGTCTACGGTCCATTTTTCTATTATCTTATCGGGCTGTTTCCAGGCCTGGATAAAGCCCACCTGTTCCCAGAAGGCCGCGCGGTCTTTAACAAAAAGCTTGTTGCTATATTTCTTTTTACCAAAACTTTCCCTAAGCAACCCCTTACAAGGCAAAACACGAATCCCTAGCCCCATAAGAAGCTGTCTAACTTGATCTCTTAGTTGGTCGTTCTGAATAGTAAGAGCCACCGAACCCGTCTTATTAAGCTTTCCCCCATCTGCAGAGAACAGCCCTTTCAAAAAAGCTTGTCGATACGGGACAGGTAAAACATGGAGTAGATTGGGGACAACCTTACTTTTTTCTCCACGACTTGATGGCTGAAATCCAAATTCGACTAACCAACGATAAAAATTGGTATCGTAAATTTTATTCTTAATTTTTGAAGGGGCAACACTCTTAAACCCATAAAGCCCCTTTATCTTTTCCTTATCTTTATCAGAACGGAACTCTTCATCGTGAGAAACAACTAACCCCCAATCTTCGAGAATTTCTTTATGCTTTTCCCAAATGTCCCTTTCTTTTTCTGAATGATAAAATAAATGAATAACCGAACCGCTTCTCTTTCTATCAGCAACTAAACACCCATCCCCAGTCATCCAGCCCAAAACCTCCATTACGGCCGGGGTTAGTTTCCTACCATTGAAAATAGGTAACAAACTCTCATCGCCTTTTACAGGTTTCCTATTAACTAGAACCTGTTCCCCTACCTTCAACTCAGATTGGTGCTTCCAACCCAGCTCCCCATTGTCGTCTATTATACGGAATCTATGGTCTGGCGATGTATTAAGTTTAATCCCACAATTTAACTCGGTTTCAATTAACTTCTTTACCCCAGAACGGAAAACCCTCCCCTCTCCCCATTTATCTCCACTCCAAATTGCCCCCCTTTTCTCTTCTCCAGATCCTATATATTTACCGACCTCGACAAGCCCCTCTTTCGTTAACACTCTTGAATTTGACGCGATGCATTCTGATAAAGCCTGATTATTCGTCCCCCTTGATAAATAAGACCAACCGGGTAATTCATCTGGAGACATCATAAATGCGGTAAGAATTTCACGCGCATTTAAATCACAAAGGTACTCAAATTCCATATCGCGCCCAGCACCAGTATCAAGGGGCTGCCAATTTATTTCTTCGTCAACCCCACAACCAAATACAGGAAGCCGGAACGCGTTATTCACGTTATTTATTGAAGCATTAAAATTCTGTTTGATTGTATGAATAGTCGAAGGGTTAGCATCTTCAGACTTAATTACCAACATCCCCTTAGTAGCCCTTCCATTCTGGAACCAAAGCTTATTAAGGGTCGTGATATTTATGTGAGTGGTCACAGCACTAATTACTGTATCGAGGGGAGAAACCGGGAACCCACCGAGTTCGACATCAGGAACTGAATAAAAATTATACACCAACATTTCTTCAGTTGTAAATACCTGCTTAGGGCTACCGTCAATCACCTGAACCCAAACATAATCGTTGTTGTTAAATTTTTCTGGAATAAGTTTTTGTCCAGTTATTCGACAAAGCAGATTATAGGCTTCCTTACGAACGGCCTCTAAAGCCTCTTCATCGTGAGTTGCTGGGTAAATAGTTCCCGAATCAGTTGCAAGAAAATGATGAAACTTCTTTTTGTCCGTATTTTTCTCATCCACTATCCAGACTACTTCAGTTGCAATTCTCCCACAAACAATAGCGGACCTTGCTGATAACGATAAGTACTCAGCAAAGGTAGCCTGATGTTCATCCCTAATCCCCTTAGTGTGTCCACAAGTAGAAAGTAAATCAATCGCGTCTTTGATTTCTTTCTGAAGATCTTCTTTCCCTTTTTCATCCAGCTTATCTAACAAACCCGTATTAGGCTTGATAATAAAGCCCAGAGAAAAACGGTCTGGCCTGGGCCTACCGAATGAAGAAATATGATTTTGTCTAGCCCTTACAATATTAGAAACTAAAGAATCCTGGATTGCAATACGCTTAAGGATAGTGTCTGGGATCAGGCGGACTTTCGATCTATAAACTCCAGCATAATTATTAACCTGGCTTGGATCTGCCTCAAACGCCAGCCTTTCAATACTCCCCTGCCCATTGAGAACGTTGATAATAGATTTACTGAACGACTTCTCTTCATCTGGGTTAATCCCCCTTTTTTTAAGATGTTCCCGAGAAGTTTCTAAAGAAATTTCTTCGTCGTCTTTCCCATAAACCAAATTGCTTTTCTTTTTCTTATCTTCAGCCATTCAAAAAAGCCCTTAACGAGTAGTATTAATTATTGGTCGTCCCAATAGACTTCCTTTACCAGGAGCATGTGGGCCTTCAGTTGGCTTGCCTAGCCCTTCATGCATTTTCTGGTGAAAGTCATGCATTTTCTGGTGAAAGCTAGCTAAATTAACGTGGTGTTGAATAAGTAGGGCTTGATCCCAACTCATTCCCAAAACCTTTCCAAGTTTAGCAGCAGCATCATGAAGAATTGCTCCGTCACGATGATAATTGGAATCTCCAAGGGGGCCATTTATAGAATGCCTATCGGCTATCCTAGAAACTTCTTTGAAATTCTCTGGTTTTTTAAGAGAAATTACCATCTTCCTACTCCGTTGAAATTAAAGTTACCTGTGCTGTTGTAGTCGAACGGTTTTTCAAAGACAACGAATAAACCGTTCCCACCTTGTTAAAAATGCCTACTCGGTCTCCACCATCAATTAGAGTAGGCGTTATCCTATTGTGTTCAGAAGTATCCCCATTCAATTTGACGGCTAATTCCTGATCTGTTTCGATACTAATAAAACTCTTTTGAGAAGAGTATATATTTAAAGACCCGGCCCCAGGCACAACGGTCTCACTAGCCAATGGCAAAGAAGACCTAAATTCAATCCATGTGGGAGTAATACCTACAATCTCATAAGCCCTTAAGGCCTGGTTAGAGAAACCCGACATTAAATCAAGAGTATCTTCTGTTTGGACCCCGGAACTACCAAAAACCTGGAATTCACTTAAGTCATCCAGCACCTGGCTATCAATAGTAGTACTGGCCGAATAAACCGTTCCGGGTACACGGCCAAGAGTCAAAACCTTAAAATCGCTGGAAATTCCCAGGACAATCCACAACCCTTCATTCATTGGATTAAAAACAACTTCATTGCCAGTAGTAACACCAGGAATAAAAACGTTATCACCAACCTGAACCGAAGACCAAGTAGCCAAAGGTGTCCCAGTAATATCGGTATTAGTAACCGTAACCGTCTGATTAGGTTGAGGAGTAATATTAATATAACCAACAGCTCCAGTGCCTCCAGTGCCTCCAGTGCCTCCAGTGCCTCCAGTGCCTCCAGTGCCTCCAGTGCCTCCGCTAAACTGATTCAAGATATTGGGAGCACGGTCGGTTCTAAAAATGGGGGCAGTTCCGGTACCAGTCCAAGTCAGGCGGTAAAGGTCAACCGTATTAGTAACTAAAGCTAAAGAAAACTGAGAAGTACCAGTATATGATAAAGTCCTAGTACCGTCAAAAACACTAACTTCGCTTAAAGGCTGGATATCAAAAACCTGATTAAGAGGCCTCGAGACGGGTATTGATAAAAGACTTCTAGACCAGTCAACTAGCCTTCTCTGAGGATTTGAATTTGGGCTGACATCAGAGAAAGCCAAGATTCTAGATACAAAATTCAAGTAGGGCATTTGGAGTAAAGATTGCTATGCTAGAAATCCCAAGACAGTCGCCCTTTACGCCCTTTCTTAGCCCCAGTAGGTTGGTCTTCCTTTTTGGGCTTATTTTGTTGTTCATAGTAACTACCAATATCTATTTCTTTGCCATCCTGGGAGCTAATTACCATACGTCTTTCTTTGGGCGGAGATATATCCATTGGTTGACCAGTGTTCTGAGAAATGATTTGCTGCATCCAATGGTCTTTATCATAATATCCTGACATAGGCTCGGAGGGTAGGAAAGCCTCCGATTCTTCTGTATTGTCTGTCCCAACCGAAAGACCGGCGGCTCCCACAAACAAGTTCATTACTAAATATCTTAATGCGTCATTTTCGTCGTCGTTTTTATCATCAGGAATCCCACTAGGTTTACCCGCCACATCCAACTTCCAGTGGTACTCAGCCAAGTGGTTAATAAGTAAATCCATCATATCGTCTTCATCTATATCATGAATAAAATAAAGCTCGGGGACTCCACCAGACATGGGAGGGTTTAATTTGGCTCTAACCATACCAATACCACCCACAACAGTACCGGCCCCTTTATTCCACTTTAATTGATAACGCCACCCCTTTTTCTTAAACCATTTATTCATTTTAGGGTCAGCCGTATCGGGCCAAACCGTGGGATCATATTTTTTCAAAGGCTCAACTATAGCCAACATTTGATCTGGGTCCAACTCAGGGACAGAAATACAATGAGTAACAAACAAAACATTTCCATCCTTAAATCCATGAACATAGCTAAAATTGTGGGTGGAACCCCAGTCCGTTCCTCCATACCAATCAGCCCCCCTTTCCTCCATAGCCACCATAAGCATAGCCTTCGTAAACTCCTTGGGATTAGGAGGAAGCTCTCCAAAAACTTTAGCATAACACTGAGCAGGAGAAAGAATGTGCCTAGTCCTATCAAAACGACCATAAATCAAACCAGTACTAGACGGCTTCTTACATAACAACTGAGACTGAGCTGTTTCTACTGACCAGTCCTTAAACTTACCAATAACCTCGGGAATTGGTTTCAAAAGAATAGATTTGGATTTTTGATGAGTAGCTAATCGAGTACGACAACAAGAAAAAAGCTTACACTTAGAACAACCAGCAAAAGCCTCTAACTCAACAAACCCCTCCCTCTCCTTGAAATTCATTTGGGAATAGGTTTGCTCGTTTACGTGTCTTAACTCTTCCGAAGAAGACCATAACTTGATTTTAGGTAAGTCTGGTTTATGCCGTTTAGGTTCGCAAGCCTGGGTTACGTCAAGAATATTGAAATGGCGAATTTTAAGCCCAGTTTTTTCAGCATCGTCTATTTCTTTTTGGACTAACCCGAAAGCTGTTTTCCTAGTTGAAATAAGGACTGTGATAGGCAACTTCCCAGCACGACCAGCAGGGATAGCCTTGGACTCATCGTAAGCAGCGGGATTCGTAACAACGTCGATCTCGTCACAGCAATTATGAGAAAGAAACCCATTAGAGATATAATTATGGTTCTTTTCTAAGGTAAAATCATAAACCCACCCCTCCCCACACTTACTAACAGAAATCACCTTACTAACAGAAAAAGTATGTTTCTCTACTGCTCTACAAAAAATATCCCCACAAAATTTCGAAGCCTTCCCCATTTCATAAAACCAAAAACTCTTTCCACAAACTCGACATTGGCCCTTATTCCCAGAAACATCAAACTTATACGCCATATCTGGATGAATAAACGGAGCACAAATCTTCGATAATTTTCTCTTTGCCTCAACTCCTCCCATTAAGTAAAAATACCCCCCGTATTCCTTTACTTCAACTTCAATAGAAAAACGGTCTTTCAGAAACCTTACTAAAATCTCGTTTTGTTCTTTAGTAAAACTACAAGTACAAAATTTAATACCGTGGTCAGTACTACCGCCGTCCATATACCAAACCGCCAACCCCATAGGCCCCAGTTTTTCTAATCCAACAAAGTCTTTCCTAAAATTACGATAAGGCAAAAGAAGCGGGGTATTACCAGAAGAAAAACCAACCTGAGGAGCGCCAGTATAACCAGAGACATGCCCTTTAGTATCTCTCATACGAAGCTTTCTAGAAAGAATCCCCTGCTTCCAGCGCAAATAATCTTTCTGCTCCATACAATGCTGTTCTTGA